CGCATTCCTCTGCGTATTCTTTTACGGATTTCGTTGTGTCGCGTGGTAGTCCACGAGGATTGTCGATCGGGTTGAATCCGCTACCGGTTTCGGACGTTGGCCAGGATCGCGAACGTGTCGTAGCTTCTACCAGGGAACCACTCGCCGTACTTGCTGAGCCCCTTGGGCGGTTCTACCCGTTCCCATTTCCCCGAGTCTTGACGTCTTTCCACAAACAGATGGATGTCACATCCCATTTTCTTTTTCCTTCCTTTAGGGCTTGCAGCTATGTGTTGCGAATGTGTCCGGATCGTAGGTATTTGCGGGCTCGCTGTAGCCGCACTTGGTGCACCGCATAGAGAAATCGCTCAAGCGCTTAGACGTTTCGATGATGCGGTCTACGAATTTCTCGCCCATCTCTTTGGTATAGATCCCGTGGTTAGACGAAAGGGCTACGTCGCCGATCTCGCGGGGGCCTAGAACGTACTCCCGGAACGCTTGCAGCTCTTCTTTATCGAAGCGTGAACGGGCCCATCGCAGAGCTTGGACTAAAGCAGCTTGGTAGGTGTGACCTTTGGCGTTAGACCGTTCGCAGAATTCCTGCCATTGACCGGCGGGGCATCTGATGGGCTTCCCGTCTTCGTGTACAGCGGATGTCCGATCGAACACGACTCTGTGATCTTCACAGCACAGCGCAGGGATCCGTCGGCCAGGGTTTCGATTGGTTCGCACTTCATCAGGCCACCATGAAGGCGTGCACGCTCCAGGCGACGAACAAGACCATGAACGGAGCAACTACGGTGTGAACGACCCACCCGGTGATAATACCGATTGTTTCTCGTTCGTCGTCTGAATTGGGGAGCTGGTACGTTAGGAAGTTCACCACGATCGCAACACCGATCGCCCACGCAATGCCTAGCGCGGGAGCCCCGAAGGGCACGATAAACCAGCCCCACAAGATCGAAAGTATCCAACCCCGGATCAGCGATCCAATTGTTGTGAAGATGCCCCAGAGGGCTAACCACTGCAGAAATTTTGTCATGTTGTTTACCCCTTAGGTGGTTGTCCCCGGATTCGGTCCGGGTAAGCGCTTTGATAGCATTTGGAGCAGTAGAAGATTTTCTGCCCTTTTCCATCTTCCGTAACGATAGTGGCTTTGGCAGGGTGCTGGCCACATTTGACGCACACTAAGCCTTGCCCTTGGGGCTCATCCTCCATCATCTCCCACATCATGTTGGCTACGCTGATATGTGTGGCTTCTTCTATGTTGTCCACTTCTTGGCGCACTAGCTTGACGGCTCTATAGGCCTTACGAGCTGCTATCAGTACCTTGGGATGAATAGATCCTTGGCTACCCATTTGATCGTGTAGTGAGGTGGCGAACATCGAAGCCCAGATCAGTTTTTCGCCTTGGGTCATCAGCTAAACACTACGTTTTCGCCGTTTGCCGCGGCGAGTTTTAGACCGTCAATCCAGCGTTGTGTTTGTTGGGCGAAGCGCCCCAGGTGCCCCCACCCCGGCGGTACTCTTCTGGCCTGAGGCATGATCACTTCAAGATCTTCCGCGATGGCCAGGCAGTCTTCTGCCAAGATCTCCCCGTCACAGTCCGAATGATTCAGGAGCTTCACTATCGGGAAGTCTGTGTAGGGATCCCAAGAAATGGGCCTCCAGTCTAGTTCGCCTCCTAAATTGCTTCTCCGGAATCCTTCCATCTCGTCAAGATCGATCCCCAGTGTCATCCTGGCGACGATGGTTCGCCAGCGACCAAAAGCCGAGTAGGATCCGTGCCAGCATTCGTGTGTTGTGTCTAATCCCATGTGATTCTCTCCTAGATCCTTTCGTGATAATGTTGTCGGCAGTAAAACCGGTTAGGTCTCACTGGGCCATCGGTGGGAAGAAGGACGAACCCGGAAAACAGATCGCCTCGCGGTTGCATAGCTTAGCGTTGTGCTCGCAGAGGGGACGCTTACCGTGTTCAACGTTCCAAGACTCCCAAGCGTAAGGAATAGTGTGCTGTGGGATACCCTGGTATCCGCACCTTTTGCACCGGACCGCGAAACCGGTGCGATCTCCTTCTTTGGCTGGTACTGTCGTCAGACGGCTTTGCCCTTCGCAGAAATGACAGCCCGGACTATGTGTGTAATCAGGCATCGGTCAACCTCTCAATTGGATCTATGACTCCTTTAAAGATATCTGTCAAGACTTCTTTTATATAATCTTTCAACAGGGATCAAATGGTGTTTGGTCCGATCGGTGGTATGATTTTCTAGGAGGTGTTCATGAAGCTCCTAGCTCTCGTAGTGGTTCTTTTCTTGGCGGCCTGTTCCGCTTGCCCAAAGGCTAAGACATACCCCGATCCGATGAAGGTTCCGGATCAACTTCTCACGCACCCGTTGACCGGCAAGAAATACTGTTTCAGCTACTACCCTCATTTCGGGCTGGACGGAAAGCGATACAATATGCAGGTCCGGGTTGACTGCCCTAAGTGGTTTCACACAGTCAAGCGGAAGCGTCGCTGACCTGGACCGCTCGCCCTTTGAGTGGTAGAGTCTTCGGCACAAACAATTTGGAGATCAGCAGATGCGATTAGACCCTTTGACTCTAGACTCAGGCGGTGACCCGGGGGAGCATCTCTCCACCGCCAATAGAGCGGCCCCAACTCTGACGCCAGCGGGTGAGCAATCGGCCAGTTCAGATGTCTGGGAGATGGTGCCGGTCGATTCTCAAGGTATATCCTTGAATCAGGAACCGTCAGATCTCTGGCAAATCTCTGCGAGGTTTACGGCAACGGGCGGTGACTCGGCTGCTGAGATCGTTTTGTGGTGTTGGGATTTCGATGCGGCGCAATGGTTCCCAACGGGAGCAATGTCCCTATCCGCTACGCCGACCACCCAGATCGGGGGGATCCTCGAGACCGTAGGACGTTTCGGGACGACTCACGCCGTGCTCCAGGTAAGTGGGCTTGGTGATGGTGACACTCTAGCCCTCATGATCAGAGAAAAGTAAAATGGCTCGATCTAGGGGAAGGGGCAGAAGAGCTGCAGACCATGTTCGCAAATATCGCCGTAGGTATCTGGCGGGTTTTTTTGCTTTGGTGATACTGGGCGGTGCGGGGGTATATCTCGGTACCGATCAAGCCCATACACCATTCACTCCGTCAGACGGCGCGGTTGTACTTCTTGATCTGCAAGCCCCCCGCGACCTCGGGCGCCTACCGGCACGCTCTGGCTGGTGCACGATCGCACGCACCGCAGAGCACTGCTACCTGCTCCAGGAGACCAGCGGCACGGCCACCGACGTCGGCAGCGCGGCCAACTGGCACATGGCCCCGAGCGGCAGTCCACGGCGCGGTGCCTTGACCTCGCTACCGGTGCAGGATGCGAGCGGGTGGGTGGATATCACCAGCGAGCTGGCGCTAGGAGCAGACGGGGCAGGGTCGGTCATCGACGACACGGTCACGAGCAACGACGCATCTCGACTTGTGTCCGTTACGGTCGTCTACAGGACACGCGGCAATACTGGCGGCCGGCTCGTCGACAAGTCCTTGGCCTCACCGGGGTGGACGCTGCTCAACAAAGGTGGCGGGGTAGGCGAGCTGGTTTTGCTGTCCAGGGACTCGGCCGGAGTCAAGCAAATTACCACGGTCACCGCCTGGGGAGATAATGCGTGGCACTGCGCGACCGGTGTGATTGATAGTCGAACAGCAAACGCCGGAAAGATTTACGTAGATGGGAACGATGAGACCCCGGCGGGAAATAACCTGGAGGCGGCCCTTGGGTGGGGAGACCACGCGACGGCAATCGGTGCAAAGACCAACGGAGGCCAGGCTCTTGATGGCGCGGTGGCCCGGGTCCGCATCGACTACGCGGTGATCACCCTGGTTCAGCACCAAGCGTTTTGCGGCACGCTCTGGCAGCCGCCGAGCACCAACACCCACGCGCTGACCAAGCTGGCTCCGGCTGACGTGTCTTGGACCCAGACCGGTGGAACGCGATGTTATGCAGCGTCTGCTGATACGTCGATTTGCGTACCGGGCGGCCTGCCGGGATATGCCTTCTCAGCGGCGTTGAATAGTATCGGTTGGCCTGTCGAGCCCGATAGAACAAACCGCGTACTGGATAGCCGCGATCTGTCGACAGGCAGTTGGGCGGGTGGCATCGACGCCGCTGCTGTAGCACCGGATGGCAGCAAGACCGCGGCCACGGTGTCGGTGACCGACGCCTCTACTCTGTCTCAGGTGGTCACGGGATATAGTGCCAGCGCTACGCTCAATTTGCGCGTGTGGGCCAAGTGTAGCACCGGCACTCTCAAGTTTTCCACAGATGGAGCCTCGGCCGGGTCCTGGGATGTGGCCTGCGCGACGGTGGCCGGCGCCTGGACGGAGCTGCATAGCACCCATGCCGCGGTCACCGAGGGGGCTGCGTGGATGGCCGCCAGCACTGGAGACGCCACCCTGATCGTGACCAGTGATGCTACAGGGGTCACGGCGGATCTATGGACCCCAACCCTTACGGACGCTGCTGGCTTGAGCGTGATTCCGACTGCGGGCGCAGCCGTGGCCACGGGTAGCATTGCATGGCAGGTCGACAACGATCCAGCCGTCTACTACAAGGGCGCCGCTGGGAAAATCACGCTCGTCGGAGACTGGATCTCGGGCGCTTGCTTCGACGTCGCTGACGCCACCGACATCGGGCGGCAGTTCGGAGACGCTATTGACTGGTTCGCCTTCGATGCCATCGGAGTCACCGCATTTCGCTGTGACATGCCTCTAGCCGGCGCTGATACCGCCGTGATTCGGTGGGACTCGGCTAACGTAGTAGACCCTGGCTTATTCGCCGAGTGCCTGCTCAACACAGTAACTCAGACATGGGACTCCACCCCGATATCGTCGTGGACACCGGCTACCCCAGGCACGATCAAGCTCGACGGATTCGGCTCCACGAGTTGTACAGCGGTAATCCAGACTGTCAAAATTGAGGATGCACCATGAGGACCTTGATTACGATCCTGTTCTTGCTGTTCGCAGTGGCCCCGGTCGAGGCGCGCCCTAGGACGAAGTTGAAATACGCCCTTGTTGAGTGCACCAGTTGGCCGTGGTCCGGAAATTCTGCTGCAGGCACAGCACTGAGACAACTCCGGAAACACGTGAACGGGGGCAAGCTCCGCGGACTCTTCAGGGTCCTAGCCAATGGGAGACTTGCGATGCTCGAAGCCCGGTATATCGGTATTGCCAACGGCAAGAAGGTGTGGTCGGCCCGCGGTCCCAAAGCATTGGGGGCTGCATTGGTAGCAGCAGGATGTACCGTGATCCAGTACCGCGATGTACTGGCCCTCCCGGCGGCAAAACGAGACTGGATCAAGGCGCGTAGTACTTGCGTAGGTAAGGCGACGAAAAACGGCAAGACGTTGGCCGTCTGGCCTTGTAGCGCTACGGGTGTAACAGAGATTCGTGTTGACGGCGTGGCCCCTCTAGTGATGCATGGGGGATCGCCTTACACTGTTGCTGGGGTGTCTGTGCCTTGACCTTTTAGTGGTGCATACCAGATCGAAGCGCAGCCCCAACAGATCCAACGATGTTCCGATTCGGGATCTTCAAAGTTTTTGATTCCGCACCATTCCTGCACTTCTGGACCATACCCACACGAGTGTTGACGATCTGGTTTTGGCCTCGATTTCTCGGTCATTAGGCCTCTTGGCGGCTAATCAATGGCTTCGCAACGGTGCACAGTCTGTAACGAGTTTCTTTTGTACGTCCGGTCTAAGGGTACCTGGAACGTGTGGTGCCACACTTGTGACGTATGGGGGCGAGGGGATGACATCGATAAAGCGATTAGTGTGTGCCGTTGGGTCGCTGAGATGAAGCAAAAGGCCGAAAGCGGCTAGGCCCACCCCCAATCGTAATGGACTTTTTCGATCGGGATGTCTGTTTGTGGCATCGCGTTTACGATTTCGATTCGTCCGCCGAGTAGAGGACAGCGGAGGGGAACGGATCTTGATTTGGACTCTTTATGGTCAAGGCTCTGATCAAGTGCCTTACAGTATGCCTTCCCATGATGAATGACGCATGTCCATCAAAGAATGGGCATTCGTAACACCTTTTGACCTCGATCGTTTTAGTCGCCATCTTTCATCCCCCCCCCATTATTTCGGCTTGGCGCTGAAATTCTCGCATCTTTTCTGCGCTGACGTTCATCTTTTCTCTCATGCGATTGATCTATCGCTCGAATCGGTTGACTTTCCGTCGTATCCGATCGAATTCGATCATGAACTTGAGCAACGGCGATCGGTTTGGTTCCATTTTGAATTTGTTGTATCCGATTCTGGTAAATAGGGTGCGCAGCTTAGCCATTAGTTCTCCTCTTCGGGTTTCCGAAATTTTGCTTTGGCTTTCAGGTAGGCAGCCGGGCGAATGAACTTGGCGTGAGGGGTGTACTCCTGAACCCCTTCGGTGCCGCAGAGCGTACAGATCCAGTGCCAGATCCTAAACGAGTCAGGATAGTAGGCGCGGGCGTGTGCCCCTTTACCTTTCTGTGCGAACATGATGCAAGGGAGTTGGGCCATTAGTCAAAGTAGTCTTTCGATCAGTTGTCCTGTTGTGAAATCCTCGAGTCGGGAGATCATGCGATCTCGGATTCGATCGAGCATAAACTCTAAGAGCGTCCTTCCGGGGATTCTGATGTTGATCTGTTGTTCGTCCAAACAGATAATTACGTCACCAGAAAAATCAGAATTGTAGTGAAAGCGGATACTGCCGATTTTGTGTGTGTGCATTTCTATCCCTTCCGACTGGCCCAGCGGCGGACCAGCTCTTTCCTGATGTCAGTCTCCGTGGGAGTTGTATCGGTTCCGTCGAGAGCGGCGCTAATCACTTTTGTTTTTTCTGTCAGAAGCTCGTTCATGTCTCGATCGATTTCGACATCGGCCAGAAGGTAGCGTATGGTTACGGCATTGGTCTGGCCGATCCGATGGGCTCTGTCGGCAGCTTGCTGCATTTCTGAAGGTGTAAATTGCAGCTCTGCAAAAATGACGTTACTAGCGGCTGTCAGAGTGATTCCAACTCCGCCCGCCTGAGTGCTGATGATCATCACGTCCAGATTACCGGCTTGGAACTCGTCAACGGCCTTCTGGCGATCATCTTGGCTGACCTTACCGGAGATATGTCCAACGCGGCAACCGGCCTTCTTGGCACCTGCTACGAGCCCCTGACGAACGTCTTCGTGATGTGCGAAGACCAGAACCGGCTGACTCTGTGAGTAGTGCTCTTCGATCCACGCTACAGCAGAACGGACTTTAGCTTTTCCCACAGCTCTGCGAGCGGCGGTGATAGCGCTCAGGTGATTATCGTTTGCCTTGTAGGCTTCCCGCACCGCGCGATTGTAGGCGGCGATCTCTTTGTTGTTCAGCTCAACCGGGGTGTCGATTCGAGTTTTCGCCGGTAGCTCGGTCAGAACGTCGGACTTGAGCCGGCGAACCATCAGATCTTTCAAGCGACTGTTTAGTTCTCCTAGATTTGTGGCACCGTCGCACACATAGCCCCAGTGGCCTTGGTGGCCGCCGCAGTAACGAGCCGTGAACCATTTCCAGGAACGGAACGAGTCGGGACGGAGCAGATTCAGGGTCGTATAAAATTCGACTGGCCGATTGACCAGTGGAGTACCAGAGAGGCAAAGCACTGAGGCGGGATTGACGGTTTTGCAGATTGACAAGACAGCTTGAGCCCGTTTGGTGCGGTAGTTGCGCACGTAGTGGCAATTGGAGACTAGAACGTCATTTGCAAAGTAATTGTGATTTCCTTCTACTTCGAGATCATAGACTGTATTTCTTCCACTATAGTTTTCAGATTTTCTGCTATTTTGTTGTTCGAGAATCTCAACACGGACCACCCGAGAAGAGCCAAACAGGACTCCTTCTTTCGATCCTGTTGTTGCTGAATTTTTATGAGATGGGAAAGGCCATCCACCTCGATTGCAGTTTTGCTTTCGGGGTGGGCTATATCTATCTTGTAGTGAGTTGGCAGTCTGGATCCCTCCCACTGAACCAACACCGATTTGGTCCTGACTGTGTGCTCTAGGTAGAATCCGTCGCCCAATGCCTCCCACAAAATCCATTGCGGGATTGTGGGACCCGTTCCATTTCCACCTCGACGAGTAGGGAACGGTGCTCCCTCTTGATAACGCTTGCGAAGTCCTTCCAGAGCTTTGGCCCGAAATTCCGGATCCTTGTTTAGTTGCTTCATACGAGCTGCGGCTGAAGGATTCTTCTTCCCCTGGCGGGGATGCCCATGATCTCTGAAAAACTGTTTCATTCGTTTCGATTTTACGAGCTTTATTTTCGGATCTGAATTGATATGTCTCGCAGAGCAACTGGTTCCACAGAACCTTTTCGGGGAAGACTTTACAGCAACTTGAAAGTGTTCTCCGCACCATTCGCAAGTTCTCGTTTGGGGAATCTGTCTCGGCTGCCTTCGTTTCTCCTTCACTTCGGGAATTGAATTTGTGTATTTCCCCACACAGCTTCTTGTACAGAATCGGGCTGTGCCTTTCCCCTTTCGAGGGGTTGGGAATTCTGTTTCGCACCACTCGCAGGTTCTTGTTACTAAGGTTCTTCGCCTTGACATATCCTCCCTCCGTCCAGACTCTATGATCTTCTGTACAAACAAAAGCTCCAGATTCGTGAACGACGCGAACGAGTTGCGTTCTTGTCGTTTTGCGAATCCAACGCGTAATAGATTTGTACTCTACGCACTGAAGTTCTTTATTAAACGAGAGCACATTAACTGTCAAGTTGTTTTCTACAACCTCCCCAATCATGAGATCCCCCCGATCGGTTGCGATTCGTGTTTCGTAGGGGAAGCATTCGTCACACACTAAAGCTTTCGGTTTGAGACCGATCAGATCTTCTATACGGCGGTGTGCTAGGTCGTAAGTGATGACAACAATTTCGGCGTCTTTAGGGATCGGATCCTTTCCGTTTTTCACGCGGTGAGTTTTGGCTGAGGGGATCCACTTTTCTGCCTCGAGCACCCAGTTAGGTGCGACGATGGCCGGAACGATTACGAGAGCGGGATGAAGTTCGGGATGAATCGCCAGATAGGCTAGGACTTGGATCGTTTTCCCCAACCCTAGATCGTCACCGATCAAGGCCTTACCGCCCGCCGCTTCCACGAAGGCTACGCCGGCCTCTTGAAACGGGTACAAAGAGAGTCCCTTCGGAAGTGCTTTGGCAAGCTTGGCCTTCAGAGCTTTATCATCAACGCTAGCAGCGCCGGACAGCTCCCGCCGGCCCATCGCCTTAGTTATTGCTGCTGCGCCATCTTTGTCGATCGAGACTTTGACGCTAGCGAACGCGTCGAGAGCGTGAGCTAGACCGGCAGGGGAGATGTACCAGGATGGATCCTTTCGGCTGCCCCAGCTAGCGCCACCGATCTTGATTGCGTCTTTGATCCTGCCGTGCTCCTCGTTTTCCCAGTAGGGGAGCAAGGTAACCCGGAGAAGATCAGAGCCTACTAGGGCAACGATCTTAACCCCGCCTTGGGAGACCTTATCGGAGATGATGCCACGAGGGAAGAGATCGCAACGCTCGGGAGCCTGAGAGGGTGCTCTACTGGCTTTTCCTTTGGGGAGGCGGGAACCGTTGCTGTTAGCGGCGCGACGGCTCACAGGGGCCCAGGCGGCGGCGTCAAGGATGCGTTGGCCTTGCTCGGAGTCTTTCCCGTCAAGCTGAGTGTCGAGGTACTTGACCAATCTCTGCGCCATGTAGTGGCTACCTATTTGAGGACAATCCAGACCAAGCCACTTTTGAGCGAAGGGGGCATCGCCGGAATTGAAGCCCATGTTATCCTTGGGCCACTTGGGATCGGTCAGGATGAGAAGGTACTCGGCAGCCTTGCGAATCTCGGGGGTATAGTCCTCGGGGAGTAGGGCGGGAAGGCAACTGACATGCGAGTACTTGTAGACCTTCAGAGACATGCCCAGGAGGTTCAGAACGCTTCGGATACGCTTTGGGATAAGTGTGATCTGCTCGCCCTTGTTTACGGCACCCCGGCATAGGGTGCACTTGGTGTTGTCAAACTTCGCCTTGTAGGTGCGGAGGTCTAGGGCTTCAACGGTTGCGTTCATGTTTGACTCCTTGCTCTCACGGGATTCTATGTCAGCTTCAAAGATGTCTGTCAATACTTCTTTGGAATAATCTTTCAAAGGCCTGGGAAACTGGACCAAACACTATTTGATGCCACGTTGACCGATAGGCAACCCAATGCTAGGATATTCGCAAAACTCATCGCGGAGGCAGGGCAATGGCGAATATGTACAACAACGGTCTAGAGGCTCTCGGCGGGGCCATGAATTGGTTGACGACCAACTTTAAGGTGATGCTGGTAACGTCGACCTATGTCTATAATGCAGATCACAATTTTCGTGATTCGATCACGAACGAAATTACGAATACCGGATATACTGCTGGCGGAAACGCTCTTGCTGGTGAAGCGATCGTACAAGACGATACTAACGATCAGGCCGAGTACGATGCGACTGATACCGTATTCACCTCACTTGCAGCCGGGGATCTGCCTGATGCTGCAATCATCTATCAAGATGTAGGATCGGCGGCGACAGATATCCTTCTGGCCTATTGTCCACTGACTACCCCTCCTGCTCCGGATGGAAATAATTACACGATCGTTTGGAGCGCTGACGGCGTCTTCAAGATCGCTAACTAGTAATCCGAGATGGCGGCTATTTTTGTTGATGCGGAGAATGCTCAGGGGGAGATTGAGTCTTCTGACGCTTCGGTCCAGCTCCAAGCAATCAATGTCAATGCTCTAAACTCAAGCGGAACTGCCTCGGCACAAAATGCGACCGTCCAGATTGCAGCGGCTTTAAACGCTTCGTCTCAAGTGGCAGGCGGAACTGCCTCAGCTCAAAACGCAACCGCTGCTATTGCCCCCGTAGTCGCTATAGCTAGTGCAGCTATGGTGCAAGCTGATTCCCTTATTGCTCATGCTTTGGTCGGTAACACTATTGCGGCCATCACGAAGGTTTCTGTTGCTACGGTATCACAACTTTTTACGAGTGTATCCAAGGGGCCAGCGAAGAGACCGTCTGCACAAAGTGCTAGCGTTTCACTGGAAGCTTTAGCTGCTACGGTAATCAAGTCAATTGAGACCATTGCAATCGTTTCAGTCGGTATTGCAATGGTCAACCCAGCAAACGTTTATAAACCCTACTCTCTAATCGTCCAAAACGTTCGAGCCAACTCGATCGATGAGGATGTTGTTGCTCTTCAGGTTGGCATTGACGAAGACGTTGTTGTACAGTCAATCAGCGAAGATATAGAGGTTTAGAATGGCATCGGAAGTACAGGTAGACAGTTTCGGATGGAACCTTGATCTCAGATTGGTTGATCAACTCGCCTCCCCGATCAATATCAGTACGGCGACGCTATGCGAGTACATAGCCAAAAAACCAGACGGATCAAAAATGACCGTTTCTTCAGTGCTTGTCACGGATGGATCTGATGGGAAACTCCGACACCTGGTAGTTCAGGGAGAGATCAACGTTGTTGGATCTTGGCAGATCCAAGCTCATGTGGTTATGCCAACTCAAGATCTATGGTCGAGTGTGCTGATGTTCGATGTGAAAGGGAACCTCTAAGGAGCGTAAGATATGGCGTTTCTGACAACCAACCCGACCATTGGAGACGGTACCGGTATCCGGATGGACAGTCTTACTAAGATCGAGGAAACGGTGATTATCACTGGTCTGGACGAGATCCGTTATGCACTTGAGATTGACGACGTTTTAAAGTGGCATAACGGGACGGAGTGGGGTACGGCCGATGCAAGCTTTGCTCAGACCAATACGCTAGCTGGAATCAACGCAAATGCTTCGACTCTTCCAATAGCGGAAGGGGGCTCAACGGTTCGCGCTGTGGCCTTTTTACATTCGTTTGACGGAACAACCACGCCGGAGTTGGAAGCGCTTCGCTTTACATACGATCCAGCTATTCCTGAAGAACCTGATGAACCGCGACGGTGTAATGTTACTGGATTCAATATCGGAGTGAGAGAAGGGACGGTGGTACGTGCGATTTATCCAGATGTTGGGTTCGTTCATGGGGATCATTTCATTCCTGATGGGGCGGTTTTTAGGACTCGGGTGGACGCGAACGGGAATTTTGAGTTATTGATTCCTGAAACGGAAACGGTAAATCAGAAGGTTACGATCGAGGTTTTAGCGATTGTCAGAGGGAAGCTTGAAACGAGAACAATCGCTAATGTGACGATCCCGAACCAAGATCAAGCTGATCTGAATTCGCTTATCTAGGAGGCATCATGACGACGTTGCAGATGTCAGACCCGCAATACATCTTAGACCATTCACCGAATGGGGATTCACGATGAATCCCGATCAAATTGCCTGCCTCATTTTCATCCGCGATAATTCACCCAACGATGAATCAATGACGGCGTCCCTCCCTATCGCGGGCATGCGCAGGACCATTGGATTCAGCCTCCTTAAACTAGGATACGTCCTATATGATCTGCCGACAGATGTCTGGACCATTACTGCAGCCGGCGTAACGGCATTAGGGGGTTGATATGGATCTTACAACAAGCCTCGTCTATGCAGGCCCGCGCAGGCCATCTCCGATTCGTGGATTCAGTTACGGTGGATGGGACCCCAACCGCGAAAAGTTTTTGATATTCGCTGGCGCTGACTTTGCCGACTTCGATCTTGCGCACAATGATACCTGGGAATGGGATCGCGCCACCAATATCTGGACTGAGAGGCAACCCATTAAACCCGCATCACTTACCGAGCGTGGCGGAGGAGGCTTTGCCTATGACACCAATCGCAAAAGATGGGTCATAAACGGGGGCTTCGGTCCGGGACCGGCGTTTGATGTCTTCGATCAGACGTTCGAGTTTGATCCGGCGGGAGCGGCGGGAGCGGGGCAATGGATCGAGGTGTTTCCGGCTACGGTACCTGCGCCGCGCTTCCAGTCGCACATGTCATTCGATCCAGTCCGCAACGTTGTTGTGATGTTCGCTGGGGTAAAGTTTGATCCGGGATTTGAGAGAACTAACGAGCTGTGGGAATACGACGGCACCGACTGGACTCTGCAGGTGCCGATTACGACAGGAATTTACGAAACCCCACCCTTGGCTAGAGCCTTCCATTCGATCGCCTATGATCCACTACGCCAGCTAACGGTGGTCATCGGTGGATTTAATGGAGCGTTTCAGGAGGTCTGGTTGTGGGACGGTATTGGATGGAGACAGCAAACAGTCGGAACCGAACAGCCAGCGGCTGATCACATGGTCGGTGGGGGAGCGACGTTTTCTAGCTCGGATGGTATGGTCATATTCCATACCGGCGCAGCAAATTTTTCTGCCCCGATAGCTTCGGAGATATGGGGGCTTAATGAAAATGGGTGGCGCCGGTTTTTTCCGATTCCACCACCGAAGACCAAAGGGGATATCGCGAATCTCATAGGGGCGGATGAGTCGAGGGTATACATATACGATGTAGTACAGCGTCTCGGTCCAATCGTTGGCGGCACGCTCGAGATCACTAATGAGCTGTGGGAATTTGACGGGCTCTCTTATCTTGAGCGTCGTACGGGTTTCGAGTTTGACGACACCAAGATTGAAGTCGATAATGGTGCTCGATTGGTGGACCAGCCTTAGTTGATCAAACACTATTTGATCGCTGTTTGATCGCTGTCTTAGCAAGCACTTTCAATCTGCCGTATGGTCTCGAATGTTGAGGCCAAACGAACCAAGCATATTCGGTCATATCGGTGTTCCCGTCTCCCGTGAAACTAGGTCTGTTGGGCAACACGAAAACGTCAGGTGGGAACGCCCTCAGGAACGAGCAACGTGATTTGCTGGCCAGGTAGTCGACCCTCAAGAACAGGCAAGTGAACCGCGCGATCTTCATCCCTTTCGTCATGAAGTCTTCGGCGAGAGAATAGGGCGGATTGGTAATTAGAACATCGAAACGATCTCTGTTGTGCTTCGATAGTAGATCTCCGAAGTCGAACAATAAGAAGTCTTCCGCGTAAACGTCATGGGTTAAGTGTGACAGAGCTGGCAGACACTTTGGTCGAATATCTCCCGCAACCCAGATAAGCGGATCGTTCAGCCCCCCCCCTGTGTTTATAGAAATAGCGTCGATGATGTCACCACCTCCGGCTGCGGGCTCCAACCAAACGCCCGATAGATCGAAGGGCAGATCGGGATCTTCTATGAGTCGGTCGGTACACCAATCGGGTGTGTAGTAGGCATCATGATCTCTTCGTTTTTTTCCGCGTCCTTTTGCACTCACTGTCTTACCTCTTAGTTGCTCTATGTATATCCCGAAAAGTGGAAGACTTCTCAACCTAAGATCTTCAGTGGTTAAAATTAGCCTGGAAGGAAGTCTGTTTTTGCTTTTCACAGCTGTTTAATTGCTCTTGACGCGATCGATCACGGCCCTTAACACTGTAGAGAAAACAAACCCTTCCAGGGGGGCAGCAGTGGAAAAGATCAAGTTCGCAGAGTTGGAGCAAATCATTGAGATTGAGAGGGCAAGTTCACAGCTTCCCGATCAGGAACTGATGGAGTTCGTGCGTGAGGTCTGGGAATCCGTAGTCCGTTCGGCAGAATCGTTTGGCGCCCGGCCGGGGCAGGTAATGCTCCGCGCTATCTTCCGCGATCAGGTGATCGTGTTTGATGAAGGTAATGATCAGCACGTCCGGCTGGACATCAAACGAAACAAGAAAGACGGGATGCTGACTTTCAAGAACCCGACGGTTGTTCGTCAGGAGTGGATTGAGCAAGGTTCGATCCAGCGTTCCGATGACGAGACCGATATGGAGACCGAGCGCCCGAAAGTCGTATCGGTTCAACGTCGACAGAATATTTGGGGAGATCTTGTCGGGATCGCCTGTTAACGACCCTCTTCGGGTGGAATCTTTGGAGCCGATTGCACAAGGGGCGATCAGAGTTCGCTTCAGCCGTCCTCTTCAAGGCAACTCGTTTCTGGACCATACCCGCTACCGTTTCGGTGGCGGCGATTTGCACTGTGTGGGAGTGCTACACGAAGAACCGAGAACCCTTTTGCTCCTGACGACGCAACAAGAACCCGACAAGAAATACACGCTAGAGATTACACCGAGAAAATCATGAACTGGGATGACGGAATACACGTAACCACCAAGGCCGAAATGAGATCGGTCAACAAAAAGGGTGAGAAGACGAGCGGCTATCAGCGCGTTCAACGCATCCAGTTTGTGACTCTCTTCTCGGCTGGCTTCAACAGGGATCATATTACCCAACTGATGGAGCTGAAGCCCAATGAATACGACAAACTTTTTTCGGATATGTACACGGCGGCCGAGCAAGAGATCGGATCTCAGAGTACTGCTAGAGCTTACGCCCAATACGTAATCAGACAGACCGAATTGCTGCGAAACCTGGAGAAGTTCAAGGGCCAGATTTCAGGAAGTAAGGGCAACATACAAGACAAGGTAGCGCAGAGCTATCTTGGGGCGATCAAAGCTCAGTCCGATATAGGACACAAAATTCTGATGACGGGGGTCCAGCTAGGGATCCTTGTCAAAAAAGATAGCAAGACAATGCAGGTCGATGGATATGACCCCCGGGATATGGATGAGAATCAGCTCGGGGAGACCCTCAGGCAAGAGCTGACGGAAGCCAACAAGCTGGCGAATAAGGGCGGCAAGAAAAAACGTACCGCTAAGATTTTTGTGCTTCCGAATCCTAAGACGGGAACCGAAGACCAGTAAATGTCAGGTCTGTTCGATATTCAGGTGGCCCCGATGCGTACGGTTCCCGCTCGTAAGACGAGGCGAGAACGACGCAAACGTGAGCTAGCTTCACTGACGAGAATTCGGGAATCCCGCAATAAAGAGTTACGTCGTAGGATTTTAGTCGAAGGTCGGATCGACATTCTCGCAGAACTAGTTGAACTCTACTTTCACTCTTTTCACGATGTTCTCTGGGAGCACACACTAAAACACAAATACACGATTTCTCTCGGCCCCCGTGGCTGGGGTAAATCGACAATCTGTACAGCCCTAAAGGCTGTCTACGAAATCATCAGAGATAGGAACGTTAGGATTCTGATTGCTTCGTCTTCCGCGGATCGTGCGCAAGATATGCTCACGATGATCAAGCTGATTCTAGAGCACGACAGGATCGTTGAGATTTTCGGTCGGTTCAAGTCGACCGAAAAGAGGTGGGCGGAAAAATCCATCATTGTTCGTGGTCGATCTAAGGTCTACAAAGAGCCGACCGTTTCGACTGCAGGGATAGGTACGGGGATTGCCTCCGGACACTTTGATGTGATCCTGGCCGACGATCTTTGTGTCGAGGTCAATTCAGGTACCAAGATCCAAAGAGAGAAGGTCAAGAAGTGGTTCGCTACCACCCTGTTTCCTTGCATCATTGATGCGAGCACACAATTCCACGTGATGGGGACTCGCTACCATCCCGACGATCTTTATGGAGACCTTCTAGAGAATCCCACATTTCACGCGTTAGTAATTCCCGCACTCAATCTGGAAGGTGAGACGAACTACCCCGAGAGGTTTACGACCCAGGATCTCTCGAACCAGAGAATCACTATGCAGGTGGGTAGTGCTTGGGATTCGCAGATGATGCAAGATCCTTCCGCACTATCGGGGGATGTTTTTGATCGGGACTTTTTCAAGTACGTTGACGAGCCCCCGTCAGAGAATTTCTTCACCTTTACCGGCGTCGATCTCGCGATTGGACAAGAAGACAAACACGACAAATTTGCATGGGTAACGATCGGTGTTTCGACAGCTGACATCAGGCGGGTTTACGTTCTCGATTTTTTCACCGCTCGCCTTTCTGTATTCAAGCAAGACGAAATCCTTCTCTTGAATTACCAGCGCTTCAAACCGCTGATTACGGGAATCGAATCCAACCATTTCCAGGCTGCGAAAAGTCAGCGGGTGAAAGAAGCCGGGAAGAAGGCTGGACTTGGGATCAACCCGCATCCAATCCAGACCAGCAAAGACAAGACGAGCCGCGCTCAAATGTTGGCACTTCGGTATGAAGCTGGAGACATCATCCACCTGACACACCTGAAAGGTAGTGAGCTAGAGAGTCAATTGCTTGGCTTCCCGACCCATCAGTTCAAAGACTTGTTTGACGCGTTGGACATAGCTGTAAATTTGGTTATGCATCGGCGTTCTAAAAAGAAGAAACGGAAAAGAGAGCCCGGATTGATTCGGGCCGGACGATTGCCCATGCTGCGAAGGTGGCGGGGCTAAAGGAGACCGAAATGACTCAGGCTCTAGGAGACAGTTTTCAGCCCCGCATGGCGACCGCCCCTTTTGTGGGAACTGCCGCAAGTCTTGCTATCGATCTCGATTTCACCCCGCGTTACGTCATGGTTATGAACCGTGATGGACTAGCGAAAATGGAATGGGCACGAGGCATGGCTGACGCTTCGGCGATCAAGACAATTACCGATGGCACGATTAGCGAAATCACCACGCTCGGGATCACTATTAACGAGAAGTTCACTCGTGACGAGGCCGGCGACGGACCGGGATTCACGATCGGCGCTGACACCGATGTCAATGTATCAGCCGAAGCTGGATTCTGGTTGGCTCTGGAGTAGTCCGGATCTGATCAAATAGTATTTGGTCCGTAAGCAGATGAGCGACAAAGCACAAGTCATAGACCTAGAACCTTTCGAGGGCGAGGTCAGGACGCCAGAGGGGGCCGTCGTAAACCGACGGTTCCGCGCTAGAGTTGTGCGCGCAAGGACAGCAGAAGAAGCTTTGGCGGCTCTTCCCGAACGGGAACAGAAGCAGAAGCGCATTCTCCACAGACAAGAAGAGTCGGGTGTACAGGTTGGGCCGTCGACCGCAATCGAAGTTGAGCGACACGATTTCAAATCGTTCAACGAGAGGCTGATCAAGCCCCCTTACAACCAACTCCGGTTGACTCAGCTCGAAGAGATTTCTGACGTTCTTCGAGAATGCTTTGATGCTATGGCGACGAACATCGTCGGCTTTGGATTCTCGTTTAAAGAGCGGAAGATGTCAGACGAGGCACGGGAGCAAAACAAGACCGAGATCGAGAAAGAGGAACGGTTCCTTACTTCTCGTTTTCAGTTTTTGTGCCCCGAGACTTCTTTTACTCAGTGTCGCTTCCGGACAAAGCGTTCTGAGGAGAATACTGGGAACGGCTATTGGGAGCTGATTCGAGATCCTGAGGATAATAAGCCACAGCAGATCGTCCATCTGGTTTCGTGGCAAATGGCGATCGGGAAAGTTGATAAAGAGTTTACCGAGTACGAAGTAAAGTACGTCGATCCCGAAACTCTCGAGATTCGATCGGTGCTTCGCCAAAAGAAGTTCCGAAGGTTCGCCCAAATCGATTCTACCGGTCGACCCATCGTGTGGCTCAAAGAGTTCAATGACCCTCGTCAAATTAACAGGAAAACGGGAGACGTTCACGATCCTGAAACACTTGACAGAGATCAGCAACCCGTTGGGCCTCTGCCTTTAAGGGAACAAGCAAACGAATGTGTTCATTTCAAAATCCACAGCGATCGATCTCCTTATGGGATCCCGAGGTGGGTTGGTCGTTTGGTCGCGATTCTGGCAAACCGGAAAGTTGAAGAGGTTAACTTTTTTTCGATCGACACCCATATCCCCAGCATGCTGATCATGGTCGAAGGTGGCCAGCTAACAGACTCGTCTATCGATCGGTTGACCGAGATGGTGGAGTCTCAAGTCTCGACAAGTCCCAACCGGTCTACGTTTGTGATTCTTGAAAGCGAAAGCGCCGAAGGCGTGACGCTTCTCCCCGGTCAACCTGGCGCGCCAAAGATTGCAGTAAAAGAGCTTCACCAGGCCCAGATCTCAGAAGAGCTTTATGGGCAGATGACCGACAGTACTCAAAGTAAAGTTGTTAGATCTTTTCGCCTACCGTTGATCTTCGTTGGTCGCGAGAAAGGACTGACAAAGGCCAACGGGGTTGTTTCTCGGCAGCTTGCCAACGAGCAAGTTTTTGCACCGGAGAGGGACTCGGACGATTGGCAGATGACCCAGATTCTGTTGGAGATGGAAATCCGTTTTCACACCTTCAAGACAAACAGCCCAAACATTACCGACAACGCTGAACTTATTCGAGCGATGGCGGTAGGAGAAAAGAGCGGGGTAATTTCCCCTCGACGCGCAAACATCATTCTAGAGGACATCATGGAGCAGTCTTTGGGACCGCTACCCAATACCGATCCTGATATTCCATTTGCTATTACA